GATCTGACAACCAAGGATGACGCACATGCACGACCGAAATACTTGCACGCTTGGGGTAGATTGCCGTCATTGCTACCCGCACGGCAACGAGTTCAACCGACCGCACGGAAAGTTCCGCCGCGGCGAAATCGTGGTCAGCGTCGGTGGGGTGCGCGGAACGATCGTGCGGCACGTCAAGGGAGCTGACGGCGGCAGCTACCGCGTGCGATGGGACGATGGGCAAGAAGGACTCATCGCCCCGTGCAACATTCGGCCATACCTACGCGACGACAGCATGGGGGCGGGGGCCGGCTGGTAACCGATTCTCAACCAGGAGAGCGTACGTGAGTAGGTGGTACAACGACGACCCGTACTACGTTTCTCCTGAGGAGGAGCGCGTCATGGAGGAAAAGACAGAGGTCGAGGACGATGGTGGCTGCGAGCACGATTGGGTAGACGCCGTAGAAGGACCTGAGGTCGTTGGGAAGGTGTGCGCCACTTGCGGTGAGCCGTACGACTACTCAGGCGAGCTCTCCACTACGGTCTGGTAACTCAGGAGTTGGCATGATCATTATCAGACACGGCGCTCCGTACGATTTCATCTACTGGACGGCCACTCACTACTACCGGCTGAATCACTCATGACAAATCTTGTGCCCTACTGGAGTCCGTGCCAACCTGATATGGAGCCGAAATACGATGGCGGCTGGTATCGCCGTCAGGACGTTGACACTGAGCTAGAGCGGCTACAGGCTAAACTCGCCGACGTGGAAGATCAGCGCCGCGATCTGCAGCATGAGCTAATGCGGCTGAAGATGGATGCGCAGGCGCCGGTGCTACCTGACGAACCGGAATCGCGCACCCAAATCGACCGTGTCGAATATCCCTGCGGATGCGTCGCGAGCTTTAACGGCATGATCCTCATGACGTGCGCGGAGCATTCGCCGAAAGGCAACAAGTGAGTCGATGATGTTTTACTTCTCGCAGCAGAATGATCCGAACAAATGGGGCCGCACAAGTCACCGTATCTGGGTCGGCCATCCCGCGATTGCCCGGGCTATCGTCAGATTCCTTGGCTGGCTCGTGCGTCGTAAACGCTCATAGCTGATCAGGTGAGCTGATCAGGTGAGCTGATCGGTCTTGATCGGTAGGCACGCCCGCCCGATGACGGTGTCTTTCGTGGCTCGCTGGGCCAGGATCGGATCCAGGTCTTTCAGGTGCGCCCGGCACTCCTCCACGCTCTTGAACGGATGCGGGAGCGCATCGAAGTCCTTCACCTGTCCGTTCTGGAAGATGAACACCCACATAAAAAAGAGCGTCATACGGTAACCCCGATCAGAAAGCCGATCGCCAGACACCCCACGCTCACCCAGGCCCAGCCGATGTGGGTGCTCTTGAGCTCCGCGGCGTGCTGCTCGATCAGCTGCGCGATGTGGCTTTCTTGGGCCTTCAGTGCTGCAATGATGCTCATGGGGGGCTCCTTGTCAGGGATGTGGCCCAGGTTTGGAGGGCGGTGAGCCGAGCGGCGTCTTCCCGGCAGGTTTTGTCAACTCGTCCAGCTGCTGCTGCAAGTCGGTCAGGGCCTGTGGACTCTGCGGGGGTTGCATCAGGCTGGGCGGGGGCACCGGGGGGGCTGGACAGGACGAAGGAATGTAGCGCGGCGAGCTGGCGCACGCTGTCAGAGAGCCGCTGAGCAGTAGCATCAGCGCTGGCCTTGAGATCTTCATACTGTTTCTCCGCGGCCTGTGTGGCCGCTTGCTGGGCCGCCTGAGCGGCGATCGTCTTTTGCTGCTCGATCAGGATCGCTTGCGTCTGTGCGGCTCTATCGGCCGCCATGACGCGCTCGTAGTGCAGGGCGGTGAAGTGCGCCCCGACATAGCCGGCGCCGCCCAGCAGGATCAGTGCGAGCAGTGCGTAGGCGAGGAGGCGGATCTCCAGCGCAGTCATTGGATCGACCCGGCGTGCTTGCGGCCGGTGTACCAGCCGCGAAGGATGACGAGGACGAACAGGATCGCCCCGGCTTTCTCGGCTGCATGATCCCCCAGATAGGTCTGAATCTCAGCGCGCAGCCATGTGGGGTCCAAGAACGCCAGGATAGACATCAATCCCGCGCCGAGAGCGCCGAGGGCCTTCGTGAGGTGATCGAGCAGGCTCTGATAGAGTTTGCGCAGTGCGTTCATGAATTCTCCGGATATGGGCCCAGGCTAGGGCCCGTAATCGCTGATCGTGTTCGGGACGCAGGAGCTGAGAGAGGATGTCTTCGGTGACATAAGCGCCCCGCTTCACGCGGCATCCAGGAAGATCGCGCGCTCAAGACGTCTGCGCTTCTCCAGGCCCTCGTTCTCCACGCCCCGCACCTTGTCCCAGAGGAGGAACTGCGTCGCCGCATCGGCCGCGTCGTTGGCGTTCAGAAGCCGCAGCAGCGTGGAAGCTGCGAAAGCTCCGGTCCCGACGTTGTAGGCGAACAGTACGAGCGCATCGAACTGGCGCTGCGTGAGGGGAATGCGGACGAGAGCATTCACCGGACGCTCGGCGGTGGCGACATCTGCGGCGAGCCACAGGAGAGCTTGCTCAGGCGTGCAGGTCGTGCCCTCTTTCACATCCGGGCCTGTGTGTCCGAACCCTACTGTGAGGACGCCACCGGAATCCGGATAGGCCACACTGCGGAAGTCCTCGCAGAAGGCGAGGATGGCCAGCCCCAAGGGGGAGAGCTTCACTTCAGCACCTTGCGCAAGCCCACCAGCGCGCCCGTGATCGAGATGCACAGCAGCAGAAACTGCAACACGCTGTCGATGACTTGGACGTGTTCCAGGAACCAGGAGAAAAAGCCCATGACGGCGGAGGCGAGCAGGTACAGCAGTCCGTGATGGTGTTCGCTCATATTGCGGGCTTCATGGCGTCGAATATTGGGCATGCAAGGTGATCCGGTCCCCAGTTGCCCACGTCCACGGCACTGTTCCCGATACTGCCCCTGTAGTCCCATTGGCTTGGAGATTGAGATAGCTGAGAGCCGGATTGCTTATCGCTGCGGCGATAGTATTCGTGCCGGTCGAGGCGTCATTGAGATAGGCAATCCCGACGACGAATTGGCTGAACGAACTGGGCGAGGAAGGCAGACCAATCTGGATCGTTCCTGTCCCAAAGTTGGTTGTGGAACCTATGAGAATATCGATATCGACACAGACAGTATTGCCTGTGCGCGACCACTGCGCCGCAACTGTTGCGTTGCCGAGCGAGGCGCCCCCTCCTGAACTGACCCAGGTAGGCGTGTATCCCACCTGTTTGATATCAATGTAATTGCCGGCGCCACTATCGGTGATGCTGTCCCAGCCGGTGCCGGGATTGGATAGGAACATGCACCCTGCAGTGGTCGCATCGAAGACAATCGGACCGGCTATTGAGTTTCCAAGGAGAATGGTCTCACCGCCCTTGACGGTTAGCGTGGCGCCGTTCAGCGCGATGCGATTTCCAAGAGCGAACACATGCGAGACGTTGGCGCTGGACCACACCATTCCGTTGGTAAAGTTGCCAATAAAAAAAGAATCGTTGGCAGCCCCGAAGTCAACTAAGTAGGCGCCCCCTCCATGGCAATTGATGATCGAGCGCGGAATCGCCTGACTGTCGGTCGTGCCGCTGTACTTGATCGCCACTCCATTGGCGGGGATTAACGTCGGACTGAAGTCGCAGGATATGAAGTAACTGTTGCTGCCCGGATCCTGGCCTAAGTACTCAACGTGGTAGCCACTGCTACGGATCCACTCGCAGCTATCGCTGTACTGTCCATTCGTGGACGCAGCAATCGTGGCGCTGCGGCCGGTGAAGGAGCCTGAATTCCCGTCGATCTGCACGTCGCGAAAGCCGGAACCAGACCCCCAGATAATGAGGTCTCCATTGAATCCTTTGCGCAAAATGCTCGCGCCTTTGCCCACGCCACAGGTCAAGACATTCGCTCCAGTGGAGAACTGGCTTGCGCAAAGCCCCACTCCCGGAGGCCAGAACACCGGCGCGCCATTGGCTTGAGTGGCCTGCAAGTAAGCCGCCACCAACGCGGCATGGTCATCCGTGACACCATCCCATTTTGCCCCATATCGCCTGACATCCCCCGGCGCATACGCATAGTTGACCGGCGTCACCCCGGCGGACACTTCGGCGGGGGTGCGAATGCGGGAGTCATCGTGCTGAAAGCCCAGGATGTTGTTGATGGTCTCGGCCACCCTGCGGTTGCCGGTGACCTGATCCACATGGGCCGGAGGCAGTCTTGGTACGGCGGCGCTCATTGCGCTACCATCCGTCCACCCCTCAGGGAGGCGGTATGACAAAAATAGCGATTGGACTTATTCTCATTTCGCTCACCGGCTGCGTGTCCTACAACACCACGCTCGCGAACAAGGACGGCAAGACCCTGGTGTGTGGCGGATGGGCCTTCGGCTGGGCCACCCCGATCGAGATGGCCATGCATCACGATTGCCTGCAGAAAGCCCATGCGGCGGGGTACTACGAAAGCGGAGCGATCCCCCCGACCACCCAGCAATGACGTGCTGAAGCTGCTCATGATCCCGCTGACTGCAGCGTACCTCGCTGTTGCTGCGGGAGCCTTCTGGGTGCACCCCGTGGTCGGCGTCATCGTGAGCTACCTGTGCCTGCTGGCTGCGCTGCGAGACTTCCAAGCAATCCGCCTTGCGCATAAGGCACGATCCCAGATCCCACCCGCCGCAATAGGCTCTGCGTCACCGGACGACCCTGCCGAAGAAGCACGGCGGCAAGCTTCGGATCGAGCATGGCTTGGGTTAGAAGATCATTGATCTTTTCATCCGTTCCGGCCGCTTTGTAGAGCCACCCCAGCGGTTTCATGGCGACATTCCCCAAGGGTCCTCCTACTCCGGGACCTCCCAGTACAGCGCTTCGTGAGAGGTTCTGGAACGTGTCAGAGCCAGGGGCTTTCAGCAGCGGACCATTGATGAGCTGGGAGTTCTGCAGGTCGCTGCGCACATTCTCCAGGCGCTGCGTCTGCTGCGCGGTGAGCGGATTGAGCTTTTCTCCCAGCGCACTGTCGAGTGCGTTGCTGTATTGAGCGGGGCTTAAGAAATATTGCCCTGTCTTGGGGTCGTAGGCGGTCTGGCTTGCCTTCTCCTGCAACTCCTGAATCAGTGTTTTCTGATTGATCGGCTGGGAAAGCTGTCCATATTGCTTGAGATATCCCTTAAATCCGGGCGCCCCTTCCTCGATGGCGTCATCCAGCGTATTGCGGATATCCAGCAGCTGACCCTGAGCGAGTTTGAACTTTGACTGATCTCCCGCGAGCTTTCCGGCAATCGCATCATTGATGTCCTGCCGGATCGCATAGAGGTTCTCAGGATCGCGCGGTGTGAAAGTACCGCGCGTGGACTTCGCGACCTGCGAAGGCGTCATGAAGTTCCCAGAGGTGTCATCCTCCACGCTCAGCTTGTCCTTGAGCCAGTTGAGCGCCTGTGAGACCACGTCCCGCTTGCCGGCGGGTGATGCCAGGATGCGATCAATCTGAAGGAGCACGGGGCGCACATTGGAGGTGCCACCCGTATCAAAGGCTGCTTCCCGGGTGCTGCCGGCCTGCGTATTGCGGACCGCCGTCAGGGCTTCGATATCGGCCGGCGCTCCGCCCATGTTGGCCAATTCCGCCTGTCGTGCCGCGTTCTGTTCTGAGAGTCGATCGGCAAAAGGCGCCGGATTCTTGCCGCGAAGGCCCTTTTCGAGCGAGAGGAGGCCAGTATCTAATGAAGCCGGGCCTGAAGTGGGTAACGAGTTCGGCACAATCGGAGCGGAGGCATCTAAATTTGCAGCCGCCGCTTGCGGGTCCTGTGCTGAAGAGGCCAGGACGTTGCCGGCTATTTGCCGCTGACCGCTCTTGAGCAGCGGGCGCGTCGCGTTGACCGCAAGATTCCCAGCGCCTTCGGCCGCGCTGGGAACGAGTCCTCCGATGACGCCGGCCCCAAACTGGGCCCAAGACGGTAAACCCAATTGCCGAGCCCCTTCAGAGGATGCCGCTCCCGTCGCGCCAGACGCTCCGAGCCGTACGGAGGTAGGAATGCCGGGTGCAACACCGCCTGCCGCTGAGAGGATGCCGCCGCCCGTGAGAGCCCCCGTCACGCCACGTGTGATCGCGGAGCCCATCTGCTCGCCGGGAGTCTCCGGCGTGTAGGCTCCGGCGTTCGTCAATGCCTGAGAGAAGTTCTGTGCCCAGGAGGGCTCGTTGGTTTGAAGGGCCGGAATGTGTGATCCCAATGCACTGTTGATGCCGCCCGTGACCGCATTGACGCCGCGACTCATGAGGTTGCGCATGCCGGTACCGATGGTATCGGGAAGGGAAAGCGTGCCGACAACCCCTTCCGCCGCTGCCCGGCCTCCCAAGGCGATCTTGCGTAGGATTTGATCTGTCAGCGAGGGAGTTGCCGCAGGAGTTACCGGTTTTGCAGAGGCCAAATCGAACTGAACCGGCTGAGCAGAGGCGAGATCGAAGTCACTCATTTCGCGAGCTCGTAACTCTTGCCATCGGGTGATACGTAGGCTTTGTTGCCGTTCTTATCGACGTGCAGCGTCCATCCCTTGGCGTTGGTCATCGCGGGAGCCGATGACTTCGCTGCCGAGCCTAACTCCGCTTGTGCAGTAGGCGAGATGAAGGAGTCAAAATCCTTCAGGCCCGTATTCTGCTCGTACTGGCGACGCAGCCCGTTCAACTGGCCTGCCATCAAGCCTTTGTACTTCTGGATCACCCCTTGGAGCTGAGCGGGAGAATTCGCCGCAGAGAAGTCGGACTTGATGGCTTCACGATCCTTCGATGCTCCGCCCGTGCCCACGACCGCTTTCACGACTTCATCGCCGACGATCTCCTTCATGGCGTTGAAGTTGGTCACCTGCGGGTTGCCGGTCTGCTGGGAGAAGAAGTTCGCCACTTTGTTCGCAGCCGGAATGCCGCCATTGTTGAGCGCGTCCGCGGCTTGTGAGAGCTGATCCAAGTGATCGGTGGCGACCGATAGCGAGCGGGTGATATCCCCCTGCTTGCCGGTGGCAAAGGCCATCCTGGCCTTGTTCTTCGAGTTGAACTGCGTGGCGTCGTAGTTGGGATTGATCTGCTTGACCAGCTTCATAACCGCTGGCCAGTTCCCCGAGAGAAGATTGCGCCCTGTAGGGGGAGCGACTTTGTAGTTCGCCACATCCTCAGCCGCTGCTTGCAGATCATCATCAGAAGCGCTGGAGAACTGATTGTATGGCGTCTTGCCCGCTGCCTGATTCTTTGGCACTAGAACGGGTTTGCCATCGGGGCCTACGACTTTCTCCAAGTCCTCTTCGTGCTTGACTTCCCCCGTGATCGGATCAACCTGCTGAATCCCGCGGGTCACGAGCGGCAACTTAGGCGCCTGGGTGGGCATGTTCACACTGGCTCGGATCTGATTCCCGGCCATACCGAACACGAGTCGCGCGGAAGCGTCCGTCAATCCGGTCGTGGGATCGATTCCGAACGTCGGGGCGTATCGAGCCCAGTCCTGCAGCAGCTGCGGATTGGCCCGAATGTCCCGGGTGGGACTGTCCGAGTTCACCACATCGTCATACGTGGCGAGCTTCGGAGCGATCGCCCGCTGGGCGCTCTGGGTCTGGATTTCCTGCCTCTTTTGCAGAATGTCCAGCGGGTTGGCGTTCGGGGAAAGGAATGCATAGCGTGAGGCAGCATCCAATTGCGCCTGGGTGGGGCCAGGAGCCGGTGGCGCGGTGGGCGGGGCGGTCTGCGCACTGGCGCCATACTGAGGCGCTGGAGCGCTGTAATTGCGAATGAGCGGCGGCGCATCGGGAGCAGCCGCATCAGAAACGCTCGGAGTGGCATTCGAAGTAGTGTCGGGCGCTTCCGACGGTGCACTTTGCGAAGAATCGGGCGAGCCCCCAAATGCAGCCTGCGCATCCTGCAATCGCTGTAAGCTGGTGCTCAGTCCCACGCCGCCCTGCGCGATCTGCATCGCCATCAACTGACGCTGCAAGGCATTCGTCTGGCTCTGCTGGGCGACCTGCTGGGCCTGTAACGCGCTCTGCCCCACGATCTGGCCGAACGATCGCGGTACAGTGGAGGGACCTGAGTTCGCTAGAATGTTGAGGCCCACATTGCCGGCTCCCCCGTAAGGTCCCAATGCCTGATCGAGAATCCCTTGCCCTTGCGGCTGAGGATTTAAAATTCCTTGGACTTGGGAAAGGATACTCGCCAGGTTGTAATTATCAGCCACCGAACGCCCCCACGAGGCCTCCCAATAGACCTCCGACGCCGCCGCCGTACTGCGAATTGATAAGGTTGCCGATCTGGGAGCCGATCAAAGCCCCCCCAAGCCCATTGGCGGCGTTGTTCTGATAGAGCGGTGTAGAGCTCGTGGCGCCCAGATTGCCCGTCACACGCGCGCCCAATTGATTGAGCGCGGTCTGCGGGGCCTGGATGTACTGGTTCGCCAGGTTCTGCACCTGACCGCCCGCGTTGTAGAGATTGTTCAAATCCCCATACTGCAGCTGATCCAGTGCGGGGGCTTCGGCCGCCGCCCCCATTTGCTGCTGCACGCCGGTGTTGTAAGCGCCTCCGTAGATCTGTGTGGCGAGGTCATTCAACTGCTGACCGCGCAGGCCCGCGGACTGATCGACGTTGCGGCCCGCTCCTGCAAATTCACTCGCTAGCTGGCTCTGCGTGCGTTGAGCGGCTTGGTTGAAGGTCGCATCCAGGTATGGATTCTGGGTGGGGCCATTGTTCAGGATCCCCTGTGTGTAGTTGGCCGCCGCCTGACCGGTGGGGGTGAGATTGCCGCCCAGGTTGGTAATGCCCTGAAGGGCCTGCTCCTGCTGCGGCGCAAAGGGCGCGACCAGATTCTGCGGGTTCTGATTCTGGTACTGCGAATAGGCCTGGTTGAGAAAATAGTTCTGGTACGGCAGCTGAAACCCCGGCGCTGTCGTCGTGGTGGTCTGCGTGCCGCTTTGTGTGGTGCCCATTTAAGAAAGTCCCAGCGCTGCGATCTGCGCATCGGTGTAGCCGGCCTGTTTCAGCTCTGCGGCAGTCACGCCGAGTCCGCCCTTACCAAGCAGACCGGCGCTGTTGAAACCCTGGAGCATCTTGTAGAGGGCGTTCGGATCAATCCCCGTCGTGGTCTGATCGAGTTTCTGCTGCACGATGTCATTCCCGGCAGTTCCTGCGGCGTTGCGACCCATGAGGTCCGCTAGCTGCAACAGTGGATTAGTCTGCGCAAAGCTGTAGCCGGGAAATCCTTGCCCTGCCCCACCGGTAGAGGCGTTCAGGTAATACTTTAGTGTCGGGTCGGAGGTATTGGTATTGGCGAGCAGCTGACTGTAGAGGCTCGACTGATCCTGATTGACTGCCCCTTGAGCGGCCTGGCCTGCTGCGGTGCCCTTCTCGGTCGAATTTGCGTAGATATCCCCCAGGGCCGCGAGGAGTCCGATACCGGCCATCACTCCCCCGCCAGCCAGAGAGGATGAATCTGCAGCGGTTGAGGGCGCATCGGTCGCAGCGGCGGCGGCGGCGCCGTCCGCCCCCGCAAAGAGATTGCCGCTCGCAGGGGCGCCAATGCCTGCGGCCACCTCCGCAGTGGTGGGCGCAGCAATCGCAGTCGCGGCCGGAATCCCCGCGCTGGTAGTTGCCGTAATCGCGGCGTCATACGCGGGGGAAGTGACGGCTGGCAATGAGGGCCCCAGGAGCCCAGCCACGGTGTTGTAGGCTCCTTTCGCCAGCGAGGGACTCTGCGCAAGCGTCCCGAGTAGCCCTCCTGCGGCCCCGGAAGCACCTGCAGAACCGCCAGGAATGCCATACCCTCCGGGAGGAGCAGGAGGCGGCGTTGTGGCCGGATAAGGCCCATATTGGGGCTTCCCGGCCATCTGGAAGGCGAGATTGGAGTAATAGCCGGGCGTCAGAACCCCACCGGGTTGGTAGGCGGTTCCGAGGGCAGGTTGGATGGAATTCGAGGCGCCGGAGAACAGCGGCACTAAAGTGCGCACTCCATGACTCGACCGGTCTCACGTAAGGGAAGGATTCTCATCCAGCCCTTGCGCCCGACGATCCTCACTAGAACACAGCCGAGTTCTTTGGCCCACGCACGAATGCGCTCAAAGAGCTGGCGCAGTTCTTCTCGCGAGGCATGGCCCGCCGCCGCTTGAATATGACACACCGACCCTGCCGGAGTATCTAGGATTTCCGTCACGCATACCAGATGCACGCCGCGCTCATCCTGCAAGCCCCACAGCTGCTGTTGCTCTATCAAGAGCGCCTTTCGGAACTGTTCAAGACTCGTGGTGCGCCGGCTAATCTCATAGCGCGCCAGGTGCGGGGAGAAGTCCGTCCAATGTTGCTGCAAATCCTCCGCAGTGGCGGCAAACACGTTCATATGCCAGCAGAGCCCCCGGCGGTGAACTGCAACCCTTGCGCCTTCTGGAACGTGCCGTTCACCTTCAGGCGGGCCCGCAAATAGCGGGCATTCACTCGAAAGTCGCTTTGGCTGCTGCGGGCGTTGACCGTCACATCGGTCTCAAAGAATACGCCGGCGCTTAAATCATCGCGGCTTCCGATCGAGCACACCACCGCATTCACCGTGGCATCTACGGTGGGCTTGACGCCGGAGATGAAGGTATAGCCGCCTGGATTAGGTTCGGCCTCTCCGGTGGTGAAGGTCGCCGTCCCCGGAGTGCCGGTGAAATAACCCAAGCGCTTGTCCTGGGTAATCCCACTCACCAGCTGCAGCGTGTCGAAAGAGGCCACATTGGAGGCCACCACAATCCAAGCATTCGCATCTACCGCATGCGTGAAGCGCTGCGTCTCGTAGTTGTAGAGCACGATGACGCTGGCGCCGGGTACGAAGAAGGTCCAATAAATGATCTTGTTGGCCCAATCCACTCCACAACGGCCGGTGGGAAGGTAGCCCCCATCCACCACATTGAAGATGAACCAACGATTGACCTTTTCAGCCCCAATCGGCAGAAGGGACACGCCATCGGTGGCATAGAAACCTCGGGAGGAGGCGAAATAGATCTGATTTCCGATCTTCACCCCGCAGTTCTTATAGTCCATGCCGATGCCGGCGGATAAGGTGTCGAACTGGAAGACATCCGCCCCGCCTATATAAGTGACACGCGTGATCCCGTTCTGCTGGGTAATGACACCCCACTGGTCCCCACCAAAGATCCCCGTTACCCCGCCCAACTCCATGTGCAGGAACTGTTCTCCGGCTTGCGAGGCGAGCGCCGAATCACTTCCCGGGGTGGGCCAATCGGTGGGATCGGCGATAGAGCTCCAGCCGACCAAGTGAGGGGATACTATAGGGGTGGTACTGATGTTGCCCGTGAGCAGAAACTGACCGATGATGCCCAAGACGGATCCATGCGGAGAGCCCACGACCGCATTTAAGGTGCTGGAACTGCCGGAAGTCTGGTAATACAGACCGGCGGTCCCTGCCGCCACGAACACCAAATCGTTGTATTGGACCAGGGATTGTGCCGGCTGCGAAAGAGTGCCGAGATCGATCCAGCTACCTCCCAAGGCGCTCACCTGATAGAGATGCCCGTCGAAGGTGCCTACATATACATTCGGGGTCGCGCCGGTGGGCGTTGAGGCCAGAAGCGCTATGGGCGTCGTGGTGGAGGTGCTGTTGAAGGTAGTGCCGCTGCCGTGCATGGGAGCGTAGGCGGCATAGCCTGCATCCATTCCCCCCACGGGCACCACGTTCAGCGCTTCCAGCAGGCCCGGATTGTTCAAGTCCGGCTGATCCGGCAGCCAATCCTTGAAAAGCACCGTATTCACATCGCCACCGAGAAAATGGCCGAGCCGGACTGATCCTCTTCCGCCTGCATGCGCCGGTAAGTGTCAAGTGCCAGGTCATAGGCGGATTTCCACAGCGCTACCCGCTGGTCATTCCGCAAGAACGGCTCGGCCTCAAGGAGCGCGCCATAGAGCAACAGATCCGGCGCGTTCACGATCAGCCAGTGCGCGGCGGCGTCGGCGGCGAAATTGCGCAACAGGGTCGGTTTGGCGTAGTACGTGCCGACAATGGTGTAGGAGCCGGAAGGCACTGGCCCAAACACGAAATTACTGCCATCACGGGCAATGTATTGCGGCTGGCTCAAAGTTCCAGAACGCGGATAGCGGGCGTACAACTGCTCCAGGCTCACCCGTACCAAAGGAGGCGCGAGAATGCCGGATAGATAGGCGTTTTTCAGACGCAGATAGTCCGTGGGAACCGGCGCCAGTCCCGTGGTCGCATTGTTGGAGATGTTGAGCGCGGATTCCATCCAAGATCCGACGTTCAAGGGATCGCGATAGAAGCGTTCCTCGCAGTTCTGGATGAAGTTCGGCACCCAGCCAGAGAGGTCCGACCGAGCCAGGTAGTCGGTCACGGCGGTCTGAAGCGAGGTATAGCCTGCAATGACGGCCATTATTTCACCGCATGCACTTTGATACGCCGCTCACGAGTCTCCCCTTCCAGGTGATTGACGGCCTTCAACGTTCGGTGCCAATGCTCGGCGCCTTCGCAGTGCTGATAGTGCTCAAATCCCGGCACACCGAGGGTGTAATGCAGCAGTTTCGCGCAAGCAGTGTCCTGTTCCTCCGCGAGCACGTTCCACTCAGCCGGCAGTTCTGCGATCTGATCGTCCTTCAGCCAGGAGAAGCGATGCAGGAAAGAGCCGGCGGCTTCTCTCACAAATTCCGGCGTGAGAATGCGGTTAGAGTAGTGCGCGCAATTCCAGAGCATGACTGAAGTCCAGTTCTTGCGCGGATAGTCCTGATTATCCGCTTCCATCGGGGTGCCGATGTACTTGCGGTCGTGTTTCGTCTTGTAGTTGTGCTTGACGACCGCGACGGCTTTGTTGAATACCAGGGATTCGCGGATCCTCCACAGCTCCGCGAGATCCTCAAGACAGCACATGTCCCCGTCCACGAACAGCGCCCAGCCGCTGTAGCCGGTGAGATAGGGCACGAGAAAGCGCGAGTAGATGAAGGCATTCGAGCCGTCTTTCTGACCGTCGAAGTCATTCAGCATCGGTCCGTGCAGCGGAATGAACGCAACCGGCTGAGAGCAGCGCTGCAGGACCGACTGGCACCACACGTGATAGGCCGCCGCTTCCCGGGTATCGAAGCCGACGTAACAGGGGATAACGCTATTCATTGGATGAGCTTCTCCCCGTTCTTCGCGTCCAAGCGCAGTTTCGGATAGGCGATCACGTGGAACCCGTGCGCGCTGATGACTTGAGCGGTTTGCACCTCGAAACGCTCCCAGAACTTAGGCAACCACCACTGCATGGGCTCTTGGATCAGATGAGCATTGCGGCCATTGGAAAGGACTTTGCCGGCGGGGCCGGTATGAACGGTTGCAAGCAATACGCATTCAGTCAGCTGCGCCAGATGGTCTAGGACGTTGTCCAGCAGATCCGGCTCGATGTGCTCTAGGACATCGATACACGCGACCATCTGGGCAGGGATCGGCGCGGAGGCTAATTCCTCCACCGCGGGGTCGTATGCCTGATAGGTGAACTTGTGTTTCACGCTCTGCGCCTTGAGCGCTTTCATCAAGTTCATCATCTTCCCAGCGCCGTAGTCGAGCAGATGCGTGATTTCGAGCGTATTCATGATCTCAGCGACCAGATGGCCGTACTTGAGACTCGCTACGCCATAGCCGCCCTTGGCGTGCAGTTCCGCTTGCATCCGCTGGTACTCGGGCGTGATGAGCTTAGAATCGAGCACGCAAGTCCTCCGCGATCTGCTTCACCACCGGCGTCCAGCTCTGCTTCTGCCGGTACAGCTTCATCGAGCGATACCATGGAACATCCGTGTAGTCCTCGCCGTAGCGCCACTGCGAGGTCGTCGGAATCAAGGTCCAACAGGGAATGCCCAACGCGCCGGCCAGATGCGCCACACTCGTTTGCATGGCAATCACGAGATCACAGGAGGCCACCAGCGCCGCAGTGTCGTCGTAATCCTTGGTCAGCGTCGCCCAGGGGTACTGCACGACGGGCGTCCCTTCGATCTCAGCGGAGGCATCCTTGTACTGCAGGCTCACCCAGTGAGCGTCCACGGCCTCGAAAATCGGCTTCCAGTGCTCGAGCGGCAATCGACGGTAAAGACCGGCGTTCGCTGGCGTTCCGCCTGACCAGGCAATCCCGATCACCGGCTTTTTCGGGAGGGCGGCTTTCCAGCCCGCGACCCTTACCGGACACGGGATGAGGTACGGCGTGCCGGGAAATGACTCCGTGGTGGGGCGGAAGAATTGACCCAGCTCGAACCCCGCCACGGATGCGTCGAAGTCGTCCTTGCCTTCTTTCCAGCGGCCTTCGCCGGCTTTGGCGTACCTTGTGCCATACACACTCGCTTGCGGGAATGACCGCTTGAAGAGCCCCTCCAGGCGTTTATCGCAGTCCAGGATCACCTTCTTGGAATGCGCGATCGCATCCGGGAGCATGGAGGCGGCACAAATCTCATCGCCCAAGCCCTGTTCACCAAACACCACGATCCGCTTCTCGGGATCGCCATCCCAGGTCGGCTCGGGCGGATTTTTATACTTGAACACGACGCGCCCGATCTTGCCCACAGAAGCGGAATAATAGGGCCACCCTTCCTTCCAGTTACGTCTGGCCAGCAGTGACAGCCCGTAGTTGTGATTGGCGCTCGGGTCATCCGGGATCAGCGCGAGCGAGCGCTTCAGATGATCCTCGGATTCACTGAAGCGGCCCATGTCCAGATGCACAGAGGCCAGGTTGGACTCGTAGCGGGCTTTCTGCTCTTTCGTCTGAGCACGATCGATCGCCTTGCGATAAGCGCTTGCGGCTTCGTCCATCCGCCACAACGCTTGCGCACACAGGCCAAACATCGCCCAGGGTTCTGCCCGATCCGCTCGCAGGTCCGTCCCCCGTTTGGCGAGCTGGTAAGCGATGGTGAGCTTCTTCGCATCTTTGAGGATCGCCGCGAGCAGGATGATCGCCTGCGCGTCGTTGGCGTCCTCCAGCAGATACTCTTCCGCGATCACGAGGGCCTTGTCGAGCTCGCCCTCGTCACGCAGTTTCGCGGCGAGTTCGATGCGCGAGCGATCCCGACCGGCGGGTATTTCGTAGACCTGGGCCATTACTGCTTCAGTGCGTGATGCTTTTCGGTGGTTTTGAGATACGGGTAATCGCGATTGATGATCTCGAAGGCGCGCTTTAAGTGATTGCGGTCGAAGATATTCACGCCGTGCTCGAAGCGCAGCTTCAGGATCACCGTGGGCGGGATACGCGCATACAGCCACAGATCCTGCTTGATGCCGTGATCGGTCAGGCCGTCGTTGCGCTCGGCCTTGCAGACCTCGAGCAACGGCTCAACGTCTTGGCGGTACTGCACCTGCAGGCGGTTATCGTCCGTCCCGTCCACCCACTGTTCCACGCCGGTCAACGGGTTGTATTCGGCGAAGGAGGCCATCAGCCGAGCAACCCTTTGGGCTTGCCGATGCCCGGATACCGCGCGTGCACTTTGGCTCTGACCTTAGCCTTGGTCGCTGGCGAGCCGTAGCGGGAGACCATCGAGAGCGCCGCTCGGGCGTGATTGGGATCCTCGATCGGATAGCTTCGCCCGGGACCTGCGAAACTCGAAGCCTTGAGTTTCCCGCGCGCTGCGGAGGTGAGTCTGGCCATGTTCAGTCCTCAAGTCGTAGAGGTGGAGATTCAAAGCGAGAGCGGCGGCATGCTCGCCACCGCCATCGTGGGGGCCGCTGTGGAAGGGTTTCCCGTCCAGCACGTTGTCAAAGCCGATGAGCCCCACTTCTGCACCGGGAAAGAACTCCGCGGCACAAAAGAGCGCGCACAGCCCGCTGGAGGGCTTGGCGCTGTGATTGTTGAACTTCCGGTACCAGTTGAGCCAGTACGCGCTGTCGGCCCCTTCCGGGTGCGGGGGCCGCTTGGGGAAGTACCAGAAGTCATAGCCGTCCTTCTTGGCTGAAAGACCGCGGGAGAAGTACGCATCCATGCGCAGTCCATGATGCTTGGCGTTGCGGGTGGCGTGTTTCATCCGCACGACGAACTGGCGGTCGATCCACGGACCGAGTTCGTGTTTGGTCACCGAAGGACCCCCGCCGACGATCACGATCATGCAAAAAGGGGGCGAGTTATTAGCCCGCCCCCATACTCCATCAGGTGCAAGCCACCACTTTGGCCGAAGCACTCGGGTTGCGGCACACGAGCGTGTACTCCGCCAGGATGAGCCGCTTCACCGCGTCCCCGGTCTGAGCGAGAGGCTGCGTGAAGGGATTGCGCAGGAAGGCCACCGCCCAATACTCCGGATCGATGCACAGCACGACCGAACTACGGACGTAGCGTGAGAGCACTACCATGTGCGGGTCCCCGAAGGAACTGACGTACACGTTAGCCGCTCCGACGATGCTCGCCTGCTTCTTCGGGGCCACATCCACAAAGCGCGTGGCGACACCGGAGAAGCTGTCGATCGCCGTCTTCTGCGAAGTTCCCGCCAGAATCACTCGCGGGTTACCACCGGCACTCCAGGAGCCGGCGAGCGCCGACTTGAGCGCGATTTCGGTCAACGCTCCGGTGGACGCGCCATCGGTCGGTGCGGCCACGAGACCGGAGGCAAAGCCCGGGGTCGTCGCGGTCGCATTCGTGGTGGCGATGATGACATTGGCCGGCGTGAGACCTGCGGAAGCGGTGAGGGAGGGGCCTGCAATCCAGGACTCCATGCCGGCGCATGCCCTACCGGTGCCCGAACCGCCCACGCTGGAAGCCTGATTGGTGACCAGCGCCAGTTCCATGTCGCGCTTGAGCTCTTTGAGCAGCTTCGTCGCGAGGCGTCCGACTTCCGATCGGCGGCCGGCCTTCTGCACCACTTCCATGGTACCGGAGACCAGGAACTCCTTGTTCGAGATCTGGCAGTAGTTGCCCATGCGGGTGGCCGCATTGGCGGTACTGAAAGTTCCGTCATCGCCTTCGCGGACGATGTTGGACGCCGCGGCGGCGAGTTTGTCGTTCAACCACTCGTGGAAGACATTCGTCGCCTTGACGTGATCCAGATTCGACAGCGCCCACGTGTCCATGGGGTCGAGCAACCAGATCGTGTCTTCCAGATCCTCGCGAACGTTGGAATTGAAGGTGACGGCATTAGACCCGGCAGCCCCGGTCCACACCGTACCTGAAACAATAGCCATTTAGCCTCCGAAGAGCCGGGCGATCCGATCCTGCACGACGGCTTTGCGGGCCTGCGGGTCGTTCTCGGTCGCCTGGACAGCCTTCCGGAAAGCAAGCTTCGATTGCGTCTGTTTGGACATCGGATTGCTCGCCCCCGGCTTCACATTCTTTGCCGAGGCAACCGCCGGTTGGGCTTTCGCCTTCAACTGGTCGTATTGCATGGCTTTGTAGAGGGTCAACGCGTGACGGGGATCGAAGATATTGGCGATTTCAGATTCCGTGTAGCCGTGTGAGAGCGCGTGCTCTTTCACCGCTTTGGAAGTCTCCTCGCTCCAGGTTGGCACGGCCTTTTTCAAGGTTTCCATGCCCTTGGCGCGAAGTTCATTCAGCGCCTGGACCTGCTTCGCTCCCCACTCCTGCTGCTTGCCCTGAATCGACTCGGTCAGCTCGTTGCGCTGGTCCTTGAGCGAGTCCAACTCGATGCGCTTTCTCATCAGCTCATCGGTGGGCATCTGCGCCCAATCGAGCTTCTGAGCTTGACTGATGAGCGATTCGAGCATCCCGAGCTGTTGAAGCTCAGGAGCAATCTGCTGTTGAAACTGCGCCTCTGCGGCGGAGATCTTCAGCTGCTCACCCTGCACATCGAGCAGTCGTCGCGTTTCCGCAAGACTCTGGGATTTCTGGGTGTAGTCCTTCTCCTGCAGGAAACCCTTTTCAAGCTCCTTCGGGAGAGTGAACTTCTTGCCCTCGACTTCGACCTCAAAGGTTGTCGGCTCGGTGGCTTCTTCTGCTTCCGCTTCGACGTCCGGCGCCGGCTCTTCACCGGGCTCGGGGTCGGGCGGAATGCCCATCGCAGCCCCAATACGATCCTCGATCGAAGGTGCCGAGTCCGGAACCGGTTGCTCGGCGGTGTCAGTACCCATAATACTCCCGTTTCCACTCAGCCGGCGAGTAACCCTTCTTGGAGTTCTCGCGCGCCTGAATAGTCTGTGCGGCTAGTTGACCGTCGCTGATGGCGAGGTCGAAATAGCTCCTCACATCGCGCAGGAGCTTCAGTTGAAGTTTGAGTTCGTGCTGGCCCTCTCGATCCCGGATCGGGCAGGCTTCCCAAGCAGCATGCAAGGCGAGTGCGACACTCTCAAACGCCTCGTTGATGAGCGGATCGCGTAACAGCCGCTCGGCCTGTTGGGCGCGCTCGATGTCAGTTTCGAGGGTCATGGGGAAACCCAGGTCAGCCATCCACGACCGCGCGTGGTATGGGGAGGGAAGCGGCCAAAGTACAGCCACGCGCGCTGAGCCCACATCCATCCCTCGGTATTCCAATTCCGTATGTAATCCCAAGAGGGCAATCGCATGATGCAATAGCGGTGCATCGGTTTCTTCGTCGTCCAGCTCAGCACGCTTCCCCACTGAATCCATCGAGGGCTCCACAGGTCTCCCTCGAAGTAGTCCACGTCATGGGCGTAGTACCAGCGCTCCCACAGATCCATGAGCCATACCATGAAAACGGCCAAAGCGATCTTCACTGCATCGGCTCCGTATGACTCACCCTGCCCTGCTTGTCCCTAACCACCTTGCGCGGCGCTCCCAACTGCGCCACGGCCTGCTGCAACGCCTGATGGCTCTGCTGCATGTGCTGCATCAACGCCTCGTGCTGGGCCTGCTGATGCTGCAGAAAGGCTTGGATGAGCTGTTCGGCTTTCATGTCATCGGACTCCGACTGCGCCTGCTGCGCCTTCACATCGGGGGAATTGGCCTCGATCAAGGCTTGGTGGGATTGCTGCACGAGCGCGGATTCGTGACTCATGTGCGTCTGGTGCAGCTTGATCATGGCGTCCGTATCGACCTTGTAGCGATCCAGCGCCGCCTGCCTTTGCGACTCGCGCTCCTGCTGCTGCACGTCCATCTGTTTCGCCTGCAGGTCCCGCTGGGTCTTGGCTTGTTCGGCAAACTGCACCGTCACATCCGGCTGCGGCGGCGGGGGGGGCGGGACGGTCTTGGGATCGGTCCAGAAGCGCTCGGGACTGGTGATCCCGGAGGCTTTCGTAATCTCCAGCGCCGTCTCGTACGTGTTCTGCGGGTTCACGATCGGCAAGTGCGCCTGCAGGGCCTGCGCCTGTAATCCGGCAATGCCGGTCAGATGAGCGAGCATCGTGTCCTTGTTGCCCGCGGCATAGCCGACTTTGATCTTGAACTGCGTGCGGTTGCGCCAGGTCGCAGGGTCCACCTCCACCCACTTACCGGAGAGCTTGACCACATCTTTCTGGTGGCCGCCCTTGAGCGCGAGTTCGTGGACGATGGAGGCCAGCACTTCGATTCCTGAGGCCAACGTGCGGGCGATCTGCTCCACGCGCTGGCTGGACATGGTGGAAATCTGGTTGATCGTGCCGGGCTGTACGTTGGACAGGCTTGAGGATTCCAACCCCTGGAAGCTGTTATTGACGCCGGTGCGGGACTGTCTGACCTCATCCATGTACTGCAAGCCCATGATGGCCTTGTCGAACATGAACGGCAGCACCAAGGGAGCCACGTCTTGGCCGAACACCGCTCCCTGCCTGCCACGCACCACACCCCCGGGTCGTGATACTTTCAGGTCATCCAGATTGATCTTGTCCGCATTGGCGAACATGCGCGGATTGTTCGTGA